CCGCCCTCGACGATAGAGCCATCGTCGTGCTGATGGAACGTCCGGTCCGTATAGGTGACCCGCCAGTATTCCGCGATGCGGATAGTGTCGTCCCCGACCCAGCCCTGCATGTCGCCCGTCGATTGGAATTCTTCGAGCCCGCGAAGGTCGGCCTTTGGCCAGCGTCGTTCAAACTCATCGCGGTCTAGGTCTTCCACCACGAACATGTACTGCGCGTCTGATCGCGTCGGCTTCGACGCGCTCGGGTCGCAATAGACGGTCAGATTGTTCGTGATGCGCTCGAGTTTGACTTCTTGGTCAAAGACTTCAGGGTCACTCGGATCGCCAGTCCAGGTCTCATGCACATAGTCCGTGCGGAGGCGAAACCAGCCAATCCCGCCTTCGATCGCCCCATCGGCCGCCCACTCAATCGGCGACTCTCCCCGGGATTCATTCTGCACGCGCCGCAGAATCCCTTTGAAAATCTCCGCGGTCTCTTCGTCAGCGCCTTGGCCATTCGGCATGACGTCGAACCCGAAGGAGGCCTGCTTGATGATGTTGGAAATCTGCCGCACCGGTTGCGAGAGGCGGTCCACCACCAGACAGGGCCGCGCGGGCATGGGTGGCTGACCAGGAATCGAGGCCCCTTTGCCTTCCCGCGCATTCTTAATCGCCTCGGGCCATTGCGCGCCTCCACGGAACTGCTTGGCCAGCAGAATGGCCGTGCGCTGCTCCTGTTCCGCATCCGCGCACCGCTGCCAGCGCTTACGCGCTTCCGCAATGATGGGAGACGGCGCGCCGCGGTCGCTCACGAGGTCGCCTTCCGCTCGATCGCCCGCAACGTCTCGCGCTGCGCCTCAGCATGATCGATGCTGTCTTCATCGCCTGATTTTACGAGATCATCCTGATGGCATTCTGCGTGCGCATCGAAAAGCTGACCCTCCTCATCTTCAAGAATGAGGCAGTGATCGCCCACCGCTAAGGGCGTTCCGCAGTACGCACAGACGGGATGCTCAAGGTGCAATGGAATCAACGCCATCGGTCCATCCTGGCGACCAATTCTCGCTCTCGCTCTAAATGGGGCCGAGCGCATTTCATAATGTGTTTCCACTTCGCCGGATTCTGCCGCGCGTCAAGCAACAGGCGCTGAATGCGTGGCCGCACCGCCTGCAGCTCAAAATACTGGAAAATCTCATCCAAGAGGGTCGGATCTTCACCGACCCGCAGACCGCGCCAAATTGACTGTGCAACCGTACGCCAGCGCTCGCGTCCTTCAATCACGATCGTCAATAATCGCAATCTGTCGCGTTCGCAATCGCGCATAAACAGCATGATCGAATCAGTCAGCTCCCGCTCTCGCGTGGTCGCATACCCGGCATTTGGCAGATCGGGCAAATGATAGAGTTCAATGGCCATCAAGATCCCATGAAGAGCCAGCGGAGCCGGCTCCAGAATGTGCGAGCAATGAACGCCGACGCCACACGCTCTAAGATGGCCTCCGTCGCGACCGCTTGCAATCCCTCCCGAAATGTTTCGACCTGCGCCGGGCGTTCGTTAGACATAGATCTCCCGCCTCACTGATGGATACTGAGTATACGCCTGCCTGTCAACCGGCCCAGGCCATCGGCCCGCTTGGCATGCGTGGACGAACCGGCGACGGCTTGCTTGGCTTTGGGACCTCTGACCCAAAATTCACCTCGAGGTATTCGGCGCAATTCATGCCGTGCTCGTACCACCCGTCCTTCTTCGGCTTCCTCGTCTGCTTGTTGTTCACTGACACCATGTGCTCGTCCCAGACATAGCCCGCCTCAAACCCATCCGCAAGAAACCGATCCACCCTCGTGGACTGCTCAGAAATCCTCAACCATTGGTCGTTTTTGGCCACCACGAACGCCTCGCGCCGGTCGGCCGCGCGTTGCCGCATCTTGGCCGCCATCCGCTCAATCATCGCCAGCCGAATCCCCGGCGAATTGCTATCGGCCACGGAGCGCGGGAACACGCCCTTCGCATGCAACGTCTTGACCGCGCCTTCTGTCCCATGGGACGTGTCCGAGGCACCCGCGGGATCGCAGCACTCCCGAATCTCACACGGCGCCGGGAACCATTCCGCCCGATAGCGGAGCACAATCTCCATAAAATCATCAAGATACAGTTGCTGACCGAGGATGCCCCCAAGGAATCGGACCTGCCCGAGGCTGGACATCTGCCGGAACACGGCGCAGGGATGATGCTTACCGAAGTCGAGCGCCATCTCGAGCGGCAGGCGTGGGTCATACGCTGTGTCGGCCTCGTGAATCGCCCGAACGAACGCCCCTTTATAGACCGGATCGCCTGTGACGTTCATCCCGCGCGTCCCCTGAATCAGCGTCCGGTGTTTCGGGTGCGACGGCGGATACAGCCGCTCGAGCGCCGGGATGACCGACGCGTCTAGATTATGGGCATTATCGTAGATACTGAGCGGGAAGTAGCAGCGGTGCGGATCGGTATTCGTGACAGGGAATTCTTGCGCGATCCAGTGCGTATCTTCGATCGCTTGCGGGCTGATCGTGATTTGATGCGGAAAGCCTGGCGCCGAGAGCCGGCCCGCGAGCTCCAAGTAGATGTCGCGTGGGAGCTCTTCGGCTTGGTCGATATAGATGCGCGCAAGCGTCAACCCTCGGAACTTGCTATAGCGGAGCGTCTGATCCTGCGATTTCAGGCCCCGAATGTAGACACGCGAGCCATTCGGCCAGTCAAAACAGCTCTCTTTACTGTTCCAGGTCTGGCGATCGCCGGCTAAGTCGCAAATCTTCACCCAAAGAGGCGCGATCAGCCCGTGTACCGCCTCATCGGTCCAGCGCGCGAGCAGGATGGGAATCCCCGGGTACGTCCGCGCCGCTTCGTGCTCTTTCCAGAGGCAGACCGTCGTTTTCCCCGCTCGGATGGCCCCTTCGACATCCACTTCGCGCGCCGTCGCCAGTAGGACGTCTGACTGCTTCCCCCGCCACCGCATCACGACAGGCGGAGGGTCAGGAGTCGACATGCTCATGGATGTGATTCACTGCGGCCGGCAGACGCGGCTCGGCCCCATCTTGTTTGACCTGCAGTGGGAGCACTTTCCCCACCAGCGTGAGAAACACGCCGGGATTGTCCTTGGCCTGCTGGGTCAGATAGTCCACCCCGCCCGCATTCGCTAGGGCTTGCAGGATCAGATCCTTCAGCGCCGTCGTGAGATGGTTCTGGACGCCTTTTTTGCGGCCGGACCCAGCGGCGCGCCGACCCTTACCTTTCGGCCATGCCATCGCAATAAGCCCTATTATTGCTTCCCTGACTTGCTCAGGCCTTAGTGTACACCTAAACACCGCCGATCAGCAGCAGCTTTCAGTTGGGGGTAGTGGGCTAATGCCGTGTTGTCAACAAGAATCAGCTTGACAATACAAGAGCGGTTGTGTAGTATTTAGGCATGGCGAAAAACCCGCACGCGGTCGCCCTTGGCCGGAAGGGCGGCAAGAAGGGCGGGAAAGCTCGGTGGGCTGGCGTCACGTCAGAAGAGCGGTCTGAGGCGTTACGCAAAGCCGTTCAGGCCCGCTGGGCGCGGGTTAAGACGTCTGGTGGGGGACGCGGATAGCAGGCGATCTACGTGAAGGCCATGGGCATCGTTCCGATACGTTAGAATAGGGTTAGGTGCGGGCGGCAGGAGTCGAACCTGCAAATCCTTGGGGGATGGCCGATTTAGAATCGGCTGCGTTTGCCTTTTCGCCACACCCGCACATTGACGGCCAGCGGCTTGCTCCGCTGGCCCCCGACGGGACGCTCCGTCGGATGGGAGGTGAAGCGATGTGAAGAAGGAAGACGAAGGTGTTCCGGAAGGCTATGAGGTCGTGTATACGGCCTTCATTACCCTCCGGAACGGCAAGCGGCTCTACGCGTCAACCTACGGACGGAAAGCTTGGCGGCTGGTCGTCCGGAAGAAGACATAAGGGCTAGCGGTTGCAAACCCCTGAGCGCATCCTACCAGAGTCGTCCAAGAAAATGTACTTTTCCCCTCACAAGCTGGCCGGCGGCTCAGCAACACGGCATTAGCCCACTACCCAGTTGGGCATCGGCGCGCCGCACACGGGCGTCCTAACACGTCAGACTTCACGAATCACGATCCCGTATTGCATCTGCACGTGACGCTTTTTCCAGGAATACATCGCCGTCCTCACGCCCTTGGCGTCTTCCACGATGACCTCTCGCGTCACGAGATCCCGATACCGAAAATCGGCACGATATTCGCCGACGCGACACAACCCGAGCACTTCTCCGGTCGCTTGGCTAATCACCGGCGCGTCGAGCGGAAACGCCGGCTGCAGCTCGAGGTCGGCAATCTTCTTCGCGCGCAGTAGCAACTTCAAATCGCCGTACCGCGCCGCTTCGCGCCGTGAGTCAAACCGAACGTTGTCGACCATCTCCGGCTGCGCGCCGTACTTGCTCCGTGGCCGGTTCAGCGTGCGAATCGCCTGATCGATTTCCGCTTGCGTGCCGTAGACCTTCACGCAACGCCCCTCAATTTCGCCTTCGCCAGCTTCGCCGCCCGCCGTTTCCGTGCGGGTTTCGACCGTGGCTTCGGCCGGGCTGGCGACAACAGAATCGCGGCGGCGGCCTGCACGATATGCGGCGGCGCGGGTGTGTCGCTCCTGAGCGCCTTCGCCAGACAGTCGATTGCAACCTGTCGGAGTTCCTTTTCCTTCGTCATTGCGGCGTTCTCCTTTTTGGCTGAATGGGAAACCCTGAGTTTTCTATTTCCGTGCTCAGTGTTCCGTTCCGAGACGTTAGGTACTTATGTATATAGTTCCCTTCGCAAAGGGACTTATATACTTAACTTCCCTGTTCACTTTTGGGGAATTATATACTTGAGTGCGACACATGGGTAGCTCATTCTGTTCCGTCGTAGCACTCGCAGGCGATTTGCGTGTCGGTGAACAACGGGATCGGTTTGCCGAGTATCAGGTCACGCCACGCGAAGCGACGGCCCAGCCCTTGAACCGTATCCGCGTTCGTGACGCCGAGCGCCTCCATATCGAGCGCACGCTGAAGCAAGTCAGGGTGGTCGCGCTGGAGTGCCCGAATTTCTGGCACAGTGTTCGACGGACAGAAGAAACACGCGCTCTTGGCTGGAACGGGCAACCCGGCGCGTTCTATCGCCTGAACGCATTCTGCGCGGCCCCAGCCCCATTCAATCAGCGGGTAGCGATACAGGTATTTCTTGTCCTGACGGTCGCCACCTTCGGCCCGGTGTGGTTCGTCCGCGTCGTAGCCGAGAAACTTAACGACACGCTCCCCACGGTCCCATGCGGCCCGCGCGGGCTCGAAGTGGTTGCAGAACTTATCTTGGGGCTGAATCTTGAACTTGTGAGAACAGCGTTTGAATCCGTAGGCCAGCGACGGCAGCGTCTCGTGGTCGATACAGTTCTGTTCGAGCGTTTCTACGGCCCCATCTTCGTCAACTTTCCGAACGGTCACAATCGCCGGATAACCGCGCATTGTCAGCCACGCGCTC